CTACGGTCAAGAAAATAACTGCTAATTAAGGAATAGAAAATGCCATTTAAGAGATACAACACAAGCAACGGCCAGGATTTTAGAACTAACTACGTAGGTAGAGACGGTGAACTAACCTGGGACAGTGATAACGGTCTACGCTTACACGATGGTAGTACAAGTGGCGGCAATCCAGTTGGCAGTGGCAGTCTTACTGCTGTAAATAACAATATAGAGGTTATAGTATCTGACACTAACCAAGGTGGCGTCAGTATCAGTCAAACTATTAATAATGGTAACGGGTCTAATTACTTCTCAACTGAACTACAATACGATCAATTTAGTATCGATGCCACCACTGGCTACCAATGGCGTTTTGAAGATACTGGCGAATTTAGAATTCCCGGCAATATCAATTCCTACGACAACGATATTAATATCATTGCCATGCACGCTGGTAGTAATGGTAATATTACTATAAAGACCGTCAGCAACACCAACGATGTACACTACAGTCAACTCCAACTAACACAAACTGGTATTGCTCTTACTGTTGATTTGAACAACACACAGGGCGGAAGGACATTTGAATTTAGCAACACTGGAGCACTAATATTACCGTCTTTAGATACCTACGATAATACAGGAGCTACAGTCACTGGTCCTACATTAAAGTTAGGCAACGACCCAGATATAGATCAAACTGTTATCACAGGACCTGCTCCAAATGGATCCTACCCTAATGCTCCAAAGATAATCATCCAAGGTCAACGAGGTTACGGAAACTCGGAGCAATCTGGTGGTTATCAAGGTGGTGATGTTTTAGTTTGGGCGGGTCGTGGCGGTGAAGGCAGTAACTATTCTGGAGTTGCGGGTAATGTTGACATTCGCGGCGCTACTGGCGGACTTAACGGCGGCAACATTCGTGTACGTAGTGGTAATGCTAATGGTGGTAATGGCAGTGTTGGTGGATTCTTAGAACTTGCTGCTGGTAATACTACCTACGATCTTGGTGCAGGTGGCAATGTAGACATTCGTGCAGGCTACGGCGTACAAAGCGGCACCGGCGGAGAAGTTAATATATATACTGCCTCTACTGGTTCAACATATGATAACACTTGGACATTTGGCAAAAACGGTACTACAACACTGCCGGGCGCTGTGATTCAAGGTACAGTTGCTAAGACAGTTGGTACTACACCGCTTTACCTAGGTGATTCAGGGTTTACAACTCCGCTTGTTGATGGCGATTATGGACCGTTTACATTAAGTGGTATTGTGTTTACTGTACAGGTACTCAGTGGCACACCGGGTTACACTATTACTAGTATTCCCGAAAACCCAAATTTTACTAGAACTCAAGTTATTGGTACTTTAGATTCTGATGATTTAGGTGGAGCGCCGGGAGAAACTAGAAATATCGATGTCTCAGAATTAGTACCAACAGTATTAGACCTAACTAAATCTATTAACAAACTAGCAGATGGTGGTTACTCACTGGCCAACGGAACTGAAGGGCAGATCATGCACCTCGTAAGACAAACTGGATCATCTGAAGGTAGTATAAGACTCACAGTTGGCAACGCTAGGGTAGATGGATCAACTTATACTAATTATTCTTTCGTTCCGTTTACAGCCGGCACAAGTCTTGATATAGCAATGATGATATTCACAGACGGTCGTTGGCAATCAGACAACGGATTATGGGGTTCTTAACGAATACCTTGATCTCGTAGTTTAACACAAGTATCGCACCATCCACAAGGTGCGATATTTTTTTCACTGTACACTGGACGTCGACAACTCCAAAACATATTACGCAGGCTTTCTGGCAGACTGTCATATATCTCACGCTTGGTCATATCTAACACAGGATAAATCTTTTCAACATCTGTAAATGCTGCTAGTATCCGGTCAGCACGCTTGCGTCTTTCTTCTAAACTGTGATTACTGTCATTGGCCTGCATACCCATAGCAACTTTTACTATATTAGGATTCACACTGCAAATATAGCCAGCAAAGAAGTTAATAGTGTCTGTGTCGTACATATACTGCCCATTGTAGGGCTGTGAACCTATTTCGCTTTCACTATAGACAAAACTGTAGCCCAATCGTTCAAGTTCTTTTAGAACTAAGGGTACTACAATAGCTTCTGCCTGATCTCTATGTTCTACATTACGATTGTGTATGTGATGAATGTGTAACTTATAGTCCTTGTACGTAGGATCTGTAAGTAACAGGTATATCATACCCAGGCTGTCTAAGCCGCCCGAGTACATGGCTAAGATTATTTGTTCCATATATAAAATGTATAAACTTTGTTGATTGTATGTTCTTCTGGCGTAGGGGTTAGCTCGTCTGCTCTAGGGTAATAACAAGCATACTTTGTAGGCCAGTTGGGATTAAGAAAAGCACGTGCAACTAATCTATCACAGTAGGGCAAAACTGTCTTCAACAACTGCTCGCAATATTCTTGACCAAATGCTAGTGCGCCATCCACGATAACTGTGTCCCAATGAGAATCTAAACTAAACCAGTCCTTGTTTTTAATCTTAGCATCATCGTACTTAGGTTCTAAGTCCCACGCTTCTGTACACAACGGTAATAGCAATCGAGTACTGCCTAACAGCAATACTCGACCTTGACAATAGCTAGCAAACACCTTATAATCATCTTGATTAGGTGCCGCTGGCCAAGTTAAATTAATCCAGTAGTCTCGATCTGCGTGTATATCCATGTGTTTTATTTATAGTGACGTATGCTAGCCCTATAAATATCTGTATGATTACCCATAGACCCTCTAATACCCGTGCTCATCGAGATGATGGTTGGATAGAAACCCACAGAACATTCAGTAACAACAGTTATTTAGATTTTCGTTATATGCAGTACAGTGATCTACAGGTTATCAACGATGATCGTGTTCAGCCCAACAATCATGTTCCACGCCACTTACATCAAAACATGGAAATCTTTGGCTATGTAATTGAAGGAAAATGTCGACATGTAGACAACCTAGGCAACGACTTTGATGTAGCCGCTGGTAGTGTACAGCGCATGAGCAATGGCACGGGCATTTGGCACACAGAAGGCAATGCCAGCGATGTTCCTAATCGTTACATACAGATTTGGATTGACACCGCAGTAAAAGATACTGAACCCAACTACAGTAACTATACCTTTACTGAACAGGATCGTGATAACAAATTCTTTGACGTAACCAGTGTACTACCTATACACCAAGATGCCAAGTTCTACAGTGGAATTTTTACTGAAGACTATGAATTTACACTTAATCCACAGCGTAGATACTACCTTTATATAGTCAGCGGTACTGCTACAATTAACGGGCAAGCTAGTATAGAAGGCGATGGCTACGCATTTAGGCAAGAAACACAGCTTACTATCGCACCTACAGCTAAATCTGAAATAATATTATTTGACTTACGCTAAGATTTAGTATATAATAACTATATGCTGAACATCATCTCTGATTTCATTAAAAGTATTTTACCTGCAAAGCGTAAAACAACTCCCAGCGGTTGGATTAGCTTTAATGCACCTTGCTGTATACACAACGGTGACTCAGCAGATACTAGAGGTCGTGGTGGCTTAACTGCTAACGCAGATGGTAGTGTATCATATCACTGTTTTAACTGTAACTTCAAAGCCAGCTATCAACCGGGTAGGCACTTAACATTTAAGTTTCGTAAACTATTATCCTGGATGGGCGCAGGTGATAGCGATGTTAAACGCTTAGTAATTGAAGCTATTCGTATCAAAGACCTAGTAGCACCGGAACAGGTAAAAGACGAACCAGAAGAAAAGATTGAGTTTAAGGTTCGTGAATTACCTAAAGATGCACTTAGTTTCCAACAGCTACTTACACATCACATATTAGATGACTTTAATAATGTTCCTACACTACTAAATTCAGCAGTTGATTACATCAAGGCTCGTAAGATTGACCATACCAAGTATGACTTTTATTGGACTGACTCAACAGAACATAGCCTACATCAACGTGTAATCATTCCTATGATTTGGGAAGGTAAGACTATCGGCTACACAAGTCGTGCGTTTACTGATGGAGTAAAACCCAAGTATTACAGTCACTATGAACCTAACTTTGTGTTCAATACTAACAATCAACAGCGTGATTGGAAGTTTGTTATTGTCTGTGAAGGACCATTTGATGCTATGGCCGTAGATGGTGTAGCGGTACTGGGCAATGAAGTAGCAGAACAACAAGCAGACATTATTGATGCACTTGGGCGTGAAGTTATTGTTGTTGCTGATGCAGATAAAAGCGGTGCTAAACTTGTCGATGCGGCTGTTAAATATGGTTGGAGTGTTAGCTTTCCAGTTTGGCAAGAAGATCTAGACTGTAAAGATATTAGTGATGCTGTAGTTAAGTACGGCAAGCTATTTGTGCTTAAAACTATTATTGATGCTAAAGAATCGAGCAAGTTAAAAATTGAACTATTAAGAAAAAGGCTATATAATTAATATATGAGCAAAGAATATTCAACAGACCTACAACAGTTATTTTTAGAAATGATGCTACAAGATCCGCAGAGTTATGTGCGGGTACAAAACATCTATAATCCCGAAAACTTTGATAGAAGTTTACGTGAAGCCGCTAAATTTATTAAACAGCACAGCGACGAATATAGAACACTACCCACTATTGATCAAGTACAGGCAGTGACTACTGTTGTGCTTAAACATGTACCTAACCTAACTGAAGATCACTACAGTTGGTTTATGACAGAGTTCGAGGGTTTTACTAAACGTAATGAACTTGAACGTGCGATTCTTGCGGCAGCTGATATGTTGGAAAAAGGCGAGTATGACCCAGTTGAAAAACTAATTAAAGATGCTGTACAAATATCACTTACCAAAGACATGGGTACAGAATACTTTGAAGATCCTCGTGCTCGTATTGACAAATACTTTAACAGTGGCGGACAGGTAAGTACTGGTTGGCCACAAATGGATAAGATACTATACGGTGGCTTTAGTCGAGGTGAACTTAATATCTTTGCAGGCGGATCTGGTTCGGGTAAATCTTTGGTTATGATGAACATTGCACTTAGCTGGTTACAAGCTGGACTTAGTGGTGTATATGTAACATTAGAACTTAGTGAAGAACTATGTTCGTTGCGTACAGATGCTATGCTTACTGGCATGAGTACAAAAGACATCCGCAAAGATATTGAAACAACTGAACTTAAAGTTAAGATGGTGGGTAAAAAGTCTGGACAGTATCGTGTTAAAGGATTCCCTGCACAGAGCAACGTAAATGACATACGCAGTTATTTAAAAGAAGTACAGATACAAACAGGTATTAAAGTTGATTTTGTTATGGTAGATTACTTGGATTTAGTAATGCCTGTATCGATTAAAGTTAATCCAAATGACCAGTTTATCAAAGACAAATATGTAGCTGAAGAACTACGTAACTTAGCCAAAGAACTTAATGTATTGCTGGTAACAGCTTCGCAACTTAATCGTAGTGCGGTAGAAGAAATTGAATTTGACCATAGCCATATTGCTGGTGGTATTAGTAAGATCAACACAGCAGATAATGTGTTTGGTATCTTTACAAGTCGTGCTATGAAAGAACGTGGCAGATATCAATTACAATGTATGAAATCGCGTAGTAGTACTGGTGTAGGACATAAAGTGGATCTAACATATAATATTGAAACTATGCGCATTACAGATGAGGGTGAAGAAACTACAGGTGATGGTAATGGTGCTAGTCGCAATATCAACAACGTATTAAACAACATTAAATCAACATCAACAGTTAATAAAGAAACGGGTGAAATTACAAATATGCCAAAAATTAATGCTACAGTTGATAGTAGCAAACTTAAAGGTATGCTTGCTAGTCTAAAGAATAGTAACGAATGATACATCTTTCAGAAATACGATCTATTCATTTAGAAATTTCGTCGCTGTGCAATGCACGTTGCCCTGAGTGTCCTCGTAATTTTCGGGGATACCCTTACAATGATGGCTACATTGAAACTAATTTAACACTAGAATCTTGTAAACGTATATTCACACCAGAATTTATAGGTCAATTACGCCATCTAATGATTAATGGTAATTTTGGCGATGCCGTTATGAATCCTGAAACTCCTGAAATAGTTGAATATTTTAAATCACATAATTCAAGACTAGTAGTAGAAATAAGCACTAATGGTTCAGCTAGAGACAAAGAATTTTGGCAACGATTGGCTAAATCAAAAACAATTATTTCATTTTGTCTAGACGGATTAGAAGATACTCATCATCTATATAGACAAAATACCAGTTGGAAAACTATCTTACATAACGCTAAAATTTTCATAGATGCCGGCGGCTCGGCGATTTGGAAAATGATTAAGTTTGATCATAACGAGCATCAGATCGCCGCCTGCGAAGAATTATCAAAAGAGCTAAAGTTTGATAAATTTGATCTATTTGACCACGGTAGAAATTTTGGCCCTGTTTATGATAAACATGGAAAATTATTACATGTCATGGGCAAGCACCAAGGTGAAACATCTTTTGAAGTAAACTTTCATAAAAAACGTACAAATATGGTACTAGTAGAAGATATTGTCAGTACAGTAAAATCTAATTTAGACTGTTTTACTAAAAAGAATAAATCGATTTATGTTAGTTCAACTGGGGAAGTCTATCCCTGTTGCTGGACCGGCTTCAGCCCAAAAACATATGGACATGGGGAATATCTCGAAGCAGTTAATTCACAGCTTGCACCAATGATTAAAAATAACAATGCATTAGTCTACACACTAGAAGAATGTATTGGATGGTTTAACGCAGTCGAGGAATCCTGGAAAAAAACGTCTTTCAAAGAAGGTAAATTAATTTGTTGTAATGATAATTGTGGAATTAATGGGTAAACTATGCCGCTTGATTTTACATTAATTAACGAAAGTATCGTTTATTCAACAAATCGCCTATTGAATAAAACAACAACTGTATCTCCCGGTTTATTCCTTCTAGAATCTTTTTTACATCCGATATTACTATCTAAACTAAATGATTATATTATTAATACCGATTTAGCGTGGCAGATTGAACCGTATCAAGCAACTAAAAATAGATTGAAAATTAATTGGGTAGCAGATACAGTAATCGAGGAAGTACATATTGTTATGAAAAATTTAACCGCTGAATTAAATCGACAATTCAATCGGTCTAATAAATTTCTTGGTATAACTATTTGGAAAGATCAAGAAGGATATACAATCGAACGACACAAAGATCGTGCATTAATTGATCTAGCAATTCAAATTTATTTATTTGGTGGTACTGAAGATTTAGGTACAAAGTTTGAATATAATAATACTATTATATCAGCGGACTATAAAGAAAATTCTGGATATTTGCAGGATAATCAACTGGGTATAATGCATTATCTCGATACTCCTGTGCCCAAAGACCATAATAGGTATTCGTTATATGCTATATGGACTAAGGATTAAATTTACTTAACATTTGGCCTATACCCAATACTGATGAATAATCTTTAGCATGGACAACATGTGCTAATTTAGACGGATTTAAATCTAATGTCCTGCATAAATCATAATGTGCAGTACCGTAGGTATCCCATGCATAATCTCTAGGAATATTATTAATCATAAATGCTCCGCACGAAGTTAAATTGGTGTTCACATCACCGTAATAATGATTAAACATAGTTATTGCATCGGCAGTACGTTGACGACTCCAGCGCAATCCTACTCTGTTCCATTGTAGAGCATACTTGCTGATACTCATACCAAATGATTTAATACAGGGGTGCCCTACATCTATATTAATATCTCTAGCTGAAGTAATCCATGCGAAATCAATATGTATATCAATGTTTTTAAGTTCACATTCTTTTAATAACGCAGGCCATTCTGTGCGTATGTCTGCAGATCTCCAGTGTGGAATTGAAATTATTAAAGGAATATTGGGCGCAAGCTCACCTAATTCAGTGCCGTGTTTGCCACCTACTAGACTATAATACGAATATTCGCCGGGTAGAATTTGCATTCCGTCCCACCCATACTTGAGCACAAACGATTCAATGAAATGAGTACAACCCATGATTACATCTACACAGGGAAATTTATCCCAACCTTGTAAATCATTAAGTTTAGATGAGTGAAACCACTCATCAGCCAAGGGAATAAATTGTGCATAGTTGACCACCTGATGTGATTGACTAAACCAATCAACTTTGAGATTGTGCAAAAATTCGTCTTCGATTGGAATTAATTTTTTAGTTACATTATCTATCGACCAAGTCATATTACACAATACCTTACATTGATTTATATAAAAATTTATAAAATGGAGATGTAAAATTTAATCTCCACGTGCCATTATGCCCAAAGCAAGTTTCTGCTATGATTAATTTGTCCAGTATAATACCCATTTGTTGTTGTTCACTGGCCCAGGGTTCGGGATATATAGGTTCGTTAAAACTATGAGTTTGAATTATATTTTTAATATCTATACCGTCGATTATAATTCGAGTAAGTGTTAGCAGTTGATCTCTTACTGTGCCATCAGCATCATGCTGGCATTGGGTATCATCTTTATTATAACGTTTAATCGCCAGTTGGTGCGGTTGATCGAATGTTAAAGTATGAACAAAACTTACAGCAGTGTCGACTTCAGTTAATAACCCATCAAATTTAACTGTATCGTCTACGAATATAGTAACACCTGGAGGTAAATCCCAGTATTCACTTTTAAATTCGATGACAAATTTTATAATCTCTTCATTGTGCATTGTAATTTTACTTATCTTATGCTAAACTTAAAGAAATAAAATTAATTACAAAGACACATAAATACTTTAAACTGGAGTAGAACTTTGCAAAAGCGTACACGTAGTATCCTTACCGAGCTAGATGAGTTATTAGCACACAAGGATAAAGCAAATCTGATTGAAAGTAGAGCTAATAACATCATTAATGGTGCTATTAACCTGATTAATCACATCCGTGAAAACTATGATGCCGAACAGGCCGGCGAACTAGAGCGTCGTCTACTTAATGCAATCAAAGGTCAAGACCCAGCAAAATTTAGCCGCGGTATCAGGAAATTAAAAGATGAAGATTAATGAAATATTGGCCGAAGCGGAAATTGACGATTTAATAGCACAATCTACTGCTCCGGGAGTTAAAAAACCTGGAATAGTTGATAGATTTAATGCATCAGCACAACGCGGCGCGAATAGTGCTGCTACTCGTAAAGCAAATCCGGGAATAATCGGTGGAGCACTTAATGGTGTTGCAAAGGGCATTGATAGTGTATCAAATACTATAGCAAATACTACTAAGGGTATTCCAACTAGTTATGCCACAGCATTACCAAATACAACGCAAGGTACTGCACCAACTGCGTCCTTCTCTGGCACAAGCGGAGAACCAGTAGTTGCTCCTCAGAATGCAGAATATTTAAGAAAACTTGCTAATAATAAAGTAGCAACAACGGGAACAGATTCGCCGGAAGTTAATGCTGTAATTAAATCGGCTGGTTTATTAAAATAATAATAGAGAACATATATGAAGATTAATGAAATATTAACAGAAAATACTGTAGATGAGAGCGTAGTTGATTCAGTTAAAAATTTAGGACAAAATTTTGCCAGCGGACTTAAAGGTGGTGCTAAAACAGGCGTACGAAATGCACAGGGAAAATTTACTAAAGCTGGCTTAATTGCAACTGCGGTTAACAAACTAGGTAAAGGAGTAGCCGCAATACCTAAACTTCCACAAGCGGTTGCCGCAGCTAAAACAGGATATCAAGCATCACAAACATCAAAACAACAGGCAGAGCAAACTAAAAAAGTTGCAACCGGAGCATTGCAAAAATGGGTTGCAATTGATAAAAATATTAAATTATCAGGCCAACAAGCTCAGCCTGCGCAAGCAGTACAGTGGTTTACTACATTTACCGGATCAGCACCAACTACTACCCCAGCTAATACATCTCTTAACACAATGTCTCAATGGGTGAATACAGAGGTTTCTAATTTTATGGCAAAACGAGCATTGGGTCCAGCTGCAACACCGGCACCAACACCAACAGTTGCTAAATCACAAACAACAAAATCAACAAAAACAACAGCACCATTGCCAACAATAGGCGGCATAGGACCCAATGATCCGAGATACGCAGCACTAGCCGCAAAAACTAAAAATGCGCCAGCAACTCCTGTTCGATAAATGGAAATTTAATGAAGTTATTTGAAATAAAAAAACAAACACCGCAATGGTTACTTGCTGAAGCCGCAGGAGCAAAAGCAGTAAACCCGCACTTAGAACACTTGGAAGATTTAATCTTTAACAGTGGCTATGTAGGTGCGCTAGCGGCATTAGATTACGTAGAAAGTTTACGTGCTATGTTAGCAGAAGGTACAGGCACAACAACACAACTTACGGTTAAATGGGATGGTGCACCAGCAATTATCTGCGGTATTGACCCAAGTGATAGTAAGTTTTTCATTGGTACTAAATCAGTATTTGCTAAAGGTGAACCTAAACGTTGCAAAACACCAAAAGACATTGATAAATGGTACAGCGCACAACCAGAGCTTGCGGCAAAACTAACAGCATCATTAAAATATCTGTCAAAACTTGGCATTGGTGGTGTAGTGCAAGGCGACCTAATGTTTACAGAAGGTGATATAACCACAGTGTCTATTAACAACGAAGATTGTTATGTGTTTACACCCAACACAATTACCTATGCTGTGCCAGTTAACAGCAACTTAGGACAACGTATTGCTCGAGCTAAACTTGGTATTATATTCCACACCAGCTACGAAGGTGATTCATTAGATGCAATGACAGCAAACTACGGTGTAAACGTAAGTGGATTAACACCAACAGCAGACGTATGGTTTGATGACGCAACATATAAAGATTATACCGGCATTGCAAGTTTAACACCTAGTGAAAATGTCAAAATACAAAAACAAATTGCTGCCACACAAGCAACAATAGAAAAGATTGGGCAAGCTCGTTTTGATATTATACTAAACAACAAAGACTTTGCACGTAGCATCAAGCCATTCATTAATCAGATGGTAAGACAAGGTGAGCAAGTGGGCGAACCTATGCAGTTCTTACAAAGATTTGTTGATTACTATAACAGCGAGCTAATGAAAGACATTGAGAACTTATCGGGTGGCATTGCCGGACGTGCGGCACAGGCTCGATTAGTTAAGATTAAAGAAAAAGAACAATGGGTAGCAGACAATGCCAACAACCTATTGATCATACTTGCTACATACAAAAGAGTTATCGAACTTAAACATGCACTAATGCGCAAACTAGCGCAGGTAGACGGGATTGGTACATTCCAAAAGACCAACGATGGTTATAAAGTAACTGCTCCGGAAGGCTTTGTTGCTATAGGGCACGATGGCGGGGCAATTAAGTTAGTTGATAGGCTTGAATTCACACGTACAAACGCATTAAGACGTGCCTAAAAATACAAGCATTACTATACAGAATTTTGCATAGATGATAAATAAAAGTATGCGCGAAAGCGTAAACTTAAAATTAGGAGAAATATTATGGCTACACCAGCAAGAGTAAATGGCGGTGCTTTACCAGTAGTAACAACAGGTCGTGCATTAGACATGTTTACAGTATCATTAACTAACGTTCACGTTAGTTATTCAGCAGTTGATAGTTTGTTTGAACAATTAGTTCGTCAACTAGAAATAGTAGGAACAGTTGAACTTTTAGGTACACCAGCAAGCGGCGCTTTCCGTGTTGCAATTTCAGGTTCAGCTGCAACAGCAGGTGACTTGCAAACACTATTAGACGCAGCAGTTGCAGGTACTGTTACAGTTGCAGACTATACATTCTAATATAAACTATTAAAATGTAAACTAAAAAGGCCACAATAATTTGTGGCTTTTTTTACGACTATAAATATTGCTATGGAAACATTGTATCGATATTACGCATATACCCTAATAGATATAACCGAAACGAAAGTACTAACACAGTCAGCAGAACAACAGAAGCAACGCAATCAACAACGTAATTGGGAAACAATAAATCAGTTATTAAGTTTGCGAGCACAGTTAATGGAATTTAATTATCTGCCTGCGGTCACTGATGATGTGGCAGAGTATTCATTTGGTATTAACTATACAGGTCTACATAAAATTTGGTCTTTTGACTTTGCAGTTGAGCGAGAAGATGTCTATGCAGTTAACCATGATAGGTACGGTATACTCAAGGATGATTTTAAACTTGCACCTATTATACTTGGTCTAGACGAAACAGCCAAACCCCCACTACCCTTATTCTACGCCAGCGGTGTAGATAAAAATATATATTTTAAAACACGCATATAACCTACTACATTAAAATTACTAAATATTAGTTGATGCAACAACATTAATCATGGCACATATTACGGCATAAACTAGGCTCAAAGAATACGCATCGCTACTAATAAAAGAGAGCGATAATGGCAAAACCTACAGATATTGAGAAAGAAAATTTAGAAGCACATGTCGAACTATGCGCCGTAAGGTACGGTAGCTTGGAAACTAAATTAAACAACTTAGAACAGCGCATGGATAAACTTGAGCTGCATCTGATTGACATTAAAAACAGCCTAACCGACAAAATATCGGGTAATGACAAACAAACCATCAGCATCTTCACAACTATGATGGGCGTTGTATTAGCTGGACTTATTGGTTTTATTGCTCGCTCAATCTTTAAATAAAACTCTGCAATGCCATCCTGTAATAAATACTTTATAGGATAACATCATGAAAATTGTTGAACTCACAAACAAACTACTACTAACAATCACAAACGAAGAACACGAACTCTTAGAACAGTTCACTGGCGATAATACTATTGCTAAAAGTCAATTAGACGAACGCGAACAACTGATTGCAAATCAACTCACAGTCAAAGATGTACTGTTAAGAACAAATGAAGCCGGCAAAATCTACTACAAAAAACGCATTGACTGAGATCGACGTTGAAAAGATACGTAGGTTTACAGAAGCAGAGTTGGCCAAACATAGTCGAGGTCCTCTGCCATTCTGCTATCAATTAGGCGCAGATACACTAATTGTAGGCAAGTACAAAATAACAAAAATAACAGACAAAAACTGGCGAATAACTAAAGATAATGAACAGATATTTGACTTTTTTAATAGAAAAGACGCCATATTTTATTGCATTGCCTTACACAAGCACAAATATGAATTAGCACAAGAAGTACGAGTTAATGATAATTTAATTGGTGTACTTGAATTTGACGCCATACTATATAGATATCGCTATAAACAAGCACAAGAGAAGAACGATGATTGGAATATCACACTATATTCTAATAAATACACTGAAACTATGCTTAGAATTGAAGAATCAAAGAAACAATTGAAGAAGTCTATTGTTTTGATAAATAATATTAAATAATTGCATTAGGAAGAATTAACCATGAAACTATCAGAAATGTCACAGACATCTGCAAAAAGAATTAATAAAGTATTAGAAAGCCGTTTTGGCTTTGCTATTAACTATGACAATTTGTCTATTGCTAAAGCACAACGCCTGGGTGAAACAATTTCATTAAACCTAAACAAAATCCGTCATAGTGCGGATTTTCATCGTGCGGAAACAAATCCACGTTACATGGAATTGTTAACTGTACAAGAAGGCCTAAATACTTGGCTTACTGAACAACATCAACAACTAAATGAAGGCGAAGTTGGCAATGCAGAAGTATTGTTAGCTGCCAAAGATATGGTTGATAGTGTTCAGGACACCATTGAGAAAGTTGGTAAAATGCAAAATGAACAACTTCCACAATTACTTGACAGCATCCGTGACCAAATTGGTAGTGAACAAGCTGATGCATTTAAAAATGCAGTTGGTGCTACATTAGATCAACTAATGCAAAACTTACAATCTGCACGTGAAGGTGTTGACACTGGTGTACGTGTATTAAGCGGTGAAGCAGTTGATCAACCAATGGCTTTGCCAGGTGATGAACTAGGTGCTGAATTACCTCCACCACCAGAAAGCGATTTTGATGCTGAAGAACCAGCTGATGGTTTTGCAGCTACTGATGCCGCTGTTGGTGGAACTGAAACATTAGGTAGAGAATTGCGCTAATGCGTTTACGTGAATTTGCTCACGGCCCAACAAACACTCCAGAGTCTAACCTAGTTACTGCTCTGGAGTTATTACGTCACCGTTCGCAAGACAAATCGGCATCGGCAACAATCAGCACACAAAGTCTTATTAATCTAGTGTTGAACACAGATCGTACATTCAGCTACGATGCACTAGTTGATGCAAATGAAAACAATCCAGCAGTAAAAAATCTAATCAAAAGTTTCAATCAAGATCAAGTTGTTCTTGCTCCGCTACAAGGTAGTGAAGAAGAACCTACAACAACTAACACTAATAGTGCAGAACAAAATACATTCCAAGCACCAGTAGATGATGTTACTAGCATGGCTAAACGTGCCGCTAAAACACGTGGTGCACCTGTAGCACAATAACTAAAACACATTGACCTACCACTATAAATAGTATAGTATATTAGTATACTATTATAGGAGAGTATTATGGCATATTCAACTGCTGTGTTAGATCACTACGAAAATCCTAGAAATGTGGGATCTTTAGACAAGGAGAATGCGCAAGTTGGGACCGGAATCGTCGGTGCCCCAGCTTGCGGATGACAGGCGACGTCATGAAGTTACAAATTCAAGTCGAAGACGGTATTATAATTGATGCAAAGTTCAAAACATACGGATGTGGTTCAGCAATTGCTAGTTCTAGTCTAGTAACAGAACTGCTTAAAGGTATGACCTTAGATGAAGCATCAACAATTAAAAATTCAGCAATAGCAGAAGAACTTGCATTACCGCCAGTTAAAATACATTGCAGTGTATTGGCAGAAGATGCTATTAAAGCTGCAATAAACGATTACAGGAATAAACAATAATGGAAGAAGTTGAAAGCCCATGTGTCGGCGTTTGCCAATTAATCAATGATGTATGTCGAGGTTGTAACAGAACAACCGATGAAGTAGTTGAGTGGTACAATTATACCAACGAACAAAAACAAGCAGTATTAGATAGAATATTTACTATATAGTCTGATATTTATGTACTAAATATTACTATGAAATTTCCAGTGATTGAAATAGTGGATAGATACACTATTGCTGTAGTTAAATATGAAAAAACTCAAGGTGCCAACCAAGAAGAACTTGATTTTTATATAGAACAAATGCAAGAAGTTAATTTAGATCTACAACATCAACTAATAGTTGAATTAATCGATCATCATAGATATGTGTGGTCGTTAGAAGATGACTTTAAAAAGAATCGTATAGACGGATTGCCACTAGACGAAATTGGCCAACGTGCATTACATATTAGAGACATTGGCCACAAGAGAGTTACTATTAAAAATACACTAGCTGAATTACTTGATGATCCAGTTAGAGAAATTAAACGTGATCATATTACCAAATGATTTATCGATTAAACGCCAACCATACACTTACTGAATTCAGTGATCGTTATGTAGAATACATTACAACACGCTATGTACCTGATGGCAGTTTAATAGTATCAATAGATGTCTTTGATTTTACTGCCGGCGGGGTTGACCTTAGTCCGGCTGCTAGATCAATAATTGAAAATCATCTCGGTCATATAATCTTTGATTCATCCGGACATATTGTAGATTCTAATCAATTATATCAAAATATTTTACAATTAAATTTAACTGTACCATTTTATCTATTAACGGGAGAATTTACCTATTGTAATCATCCGCCTGCCAATACACATATAAAATTTTTTCCGTTTTGGACAGTATGGGCAAGTGCGCCGCATGCTATAGATGGTAATTTTAAAAATTATAATTTTTCTCAACAGCCTAAAAAATATAAACTTAGTTGCTTAAACGGCATGCCTTGGCAGCATAGAAAATGGGTGTATTTACAACTTGCACATAAACCGTATTTTAATGATATGGTGTTTAGTTATGGCAATCGAGATGATAATATTTCGTGTAATAATTTCGATGAATTCCGATTAACCGACGAAGAAAATAATAAATTTGCACAATTACCAGCTAAATTTAAATTTACAGACAGGGATCAACATACTAAGATTGATATAACTATCGATCATCCAGCATATTTAGAAACATATATTAATCTAGTCACTGAAACTACTATAAATGGAAAATTCTCTATGCTCAGTGAAAAAACATTTAAACCAATTGTTGCTGGGCAATTATTCATATTAGTTGCTGCCGCCGGCGCAGTACAATTTTTACGAGATATCGGCATTGATACATTTGATGATATTATTGATCATAGTTATGATACTCTAGTAGATAATAGATTGCGATTACTAGCAGTTATAGCACAAGTTGATCGTTTAATGACATTGGATATTGAGAGTATATACAATCAACTTAAACCTAGATTACAGCGTAATTCGGAATATATTCGATCTGAAGAATTTAGGCAACAATTTTCTTTGACCTTTGACAATTAACCTTATATACTAATAGTATGCTTATACAAAAATATGATTACACACCCATTAATCGCCAGAGCGAGAATGGAAAAAGACTTTACAGTTTACCAGATGGTAGTAAGGTTCCTTCAGTAACAACAATCTTAGACAAGACAAAACCACCTGAAGCTAAGTTAGCCTTAGAAAACTGGCGGAAGTCAGTTGGCGAAAAGAAAGCACAGGAAATCACTACAGAAGCCGCTAATCGTGGAACACGTATGCACAAGTGGTTAGAAGACTATGTGCAGAACAATCGTCAAATGGGCGAACCCGGTACTAATCCCTACAGTATACAAAGCCACAAGATGGCACAAAAGATTGTAGAGGAAGGATTGGTGCATGTAGATGAAGTATGGGGTATTGAAGTGCCTTTATACGTTAGTGGACTGTATGCTGGTACAACTGACGCTTGTGGTGTACACAAAGGTAAACCGGCTATTTTAGACTACAAACAGACTAATAAA